TTACTCATAGCAGCACGGTCGTCTGCATCACGACAATATGGTTTGGTCTTTTGACCGGGTTGTTTCGCACAAGGTTTACCATCATATTTACCACCAGTCTGTTTCCAACCACCACCTTTGAACCAGTCGCGGAGAGAATACCCTTTGTCTTTAGAAGACTTACCATCACGTTTTTCAGTGATAACACCTTCCAAACATTGGCAAGGATCGTGTCCGCAGATAGGACAAGTTTCCTCATTAGTTACATAATCTGCTGCAGTATCAATATAGTCTGCTGCCTTGGTAATTTTAGATTGAACCCATGCTTTGAGTTCACCTTCACCAGTTTTACCCATCTTCTTTTGAAGACGAGAAGCGGCATTCTTAATAGTTTTCAATTCTGAACGAGCCATAGAATACTCGTGATCTTTCTTCTTTTCTTCGTTCATTTTTTTCTTACGACCTTGGCAGTGTGCTTTTTGAGAAAATCCTTTTGGATTATCACAATCAATAGACTTCTTATATTTATCTGACCACCCTTCGTTCATTTTCTCAGTCTTCTTTTTCATAGAATTGATGAACTTACGATAGACTGCTGCTTCAGAAGTTTTACCCATTTCCCTTGCTCTCTGTTCCATAGCAACTGCTGCCTGGATTTTATGGGCATGAGAACGACTTGATTTCTTTATCTTAGCAACACTTGCTTTTGCAGTTGCTACATCTTTGAAACCTAAACCATGAATGGTTCCTTTTGGGTTTTCATCTGTATAAAGGTCGGAGTGTTTTTTAGAATTAGCAGGTTGACCTTTTTTTCTAGGAATACGAGGATTTGACTCCTCTTGCATCGCCTGCTTACGAATTGTAGCAAAGTAAATCTTAGTGCCCTCTTCTTTACCATACTGATCAATCATATTCTGCTTCATATCAGACTTATCATACTTTTTCTTAAGCATGGTGTCTTTTCTCTTTTGAGCAGGACTCATTACTGCTTCACTTACACCACCGCCGCCATTTCCACCACCGTTTCCACCATTACCATTACCGCCGTTTCCACCATTACCATTACCGCCGTTTCCACCATTACCATTTCCGTTACCATTTTTCTTGGTTTCGGTTTCGCTACTATCTTCAGATCTCTCTTCTTCTCTCTCCCTACGGAGATACCCGCCCAGACCTACACGATATCCACCAGGGATTCGCTTACACTTTTTATCTTTATAGCAGTAGTAATACCCCTGCTTACACTTCTTCATTTATCTTTTTCTGGGTTATTATTATTTAGAAATCCTTGTTTCAGAAGTTTCTGCAGTTCTGATGTAGAACCTACAAACACTGCATTATTGGTAACACTATTAGGACCCTTTGCTCCGTCTTCTTCAAGGTCCTTAAGTTTCTTTTGTAAATCTGCTAACTTGTCTGTGGTGTCTGCCACACTTTTGATAAGTTGTCCAGCAACTTCATACGCTCTAGGACTAGCACTTTCTCCTGCCAGTTCCATTATTCCATTTATTGCCTCTTGTCCCTTTTCAATCAACGAATATAAATTTGCTCTTGTATATTCGTAGTCTTTTTTGATATCGTTACTTTCTACCGGTCTCTTTATAGGAGATGGTTTTTCTGTTTCAACAATACTACTTTCCACGTTAAGTGCCTCATCAATCGCATCAAAATCAGACATAAGTATCAAATATCAGACTGCTTTGTAGGACTATACGACTTAGAATCTGTAAATGTCTCCCAAGTTTCGGTGAAACCAAAATCATCACCTGGATTAGCAGTGATTGGATCGGGCACAGCAGTGTACCTTACCTCTCTCTTCGCTGTCTGAGTGTTGGTGTCAGCATACATATCAACTTGAACCTTACGGATAAGACCTTCGGAATTCTCAGCAACAGGACCAAAGAGGTAAGTTTTTGCTGTAAATCGTAAAGTATATATTAAAGCTCTACGTGTAGAGAAGTCTCCTTCATAGTCATCCTGAAAATTGACTGAATTTAATACTACAGGAATATCTCTTTTTTCTCCAATTGATTCAACCAAATCCACAGTGATGTTGAAAGATGGTTGGAAATATGGGAGTATTTGCTCTACAATTTGAAGAGCATCATCATTTAATTTTGCGAAGATACTCAGTTCAAATCCAATATTATATGGGACAGGCATAAAGACTTTCTTCATCTTATCATTGCCATCAACCGCTCTGAAAGTCTGAGTAATTCCAGACTTCCTAGTTGAGTCATATGCAATAGATGTCATCTCAAATGACATTCTAGGCATCGTGATCTGAACTGGTTTATCAAGATTTGCCTGCTGTTCTAATCTTGCCAGAAACTTTTGTGTTGGACCATATGCCAAGGGAACTTTCAGTTGACTTACAACACCACCACTTGAGTCTTTGTGCTTGATATTTAAATCATTAAACAAAGTACCGAAAGATATGATAGTCTTTCTGATAATTTCGTGGTAGTAGTAAGATCCTAACATTAGTATGTTCCGAAGGGATTAGTTTCGCTGAAGTCAATTAGACTATCTGCTTGTGTCTCAAACTCATCATTGTCTCTGTATTTATCCGTCTCAGTGTTTGCTACACCAGGATTCTTAATGACATAGGCAGCACCAGACTTAGCACCAGTAAGGGTTTCGCCAGCAAAGAAGTAACCAGATGTAAGACCTACACGAAGAATATTGGTGTCTGCATCCCATCTCTTGACTCTACCGGACATACCAGATCTAGATCCAGTGATGACCTCGTTGAACCAGAAAGTTCCAATACCAGTTGTCGCGGCAGATCCGACTGTAACTGTTGGAGCAGATCCTAAGAATCCGGCACCAGCATTAACAATTCTAATTTCGCTGATGGTTCCTGCAGCAGATACAACTGCTCTAGCACTAGCATTAATTGTAGGAGATAGTGGAGGAACAGAAACTGTCACTGGAGGTGTTGTAGTAAATCCACTACCACCGTCCGTAATTGTAAATGATATGACACCTCTATGAGCAGTAATAATTCCACAAGTAGCAGCAGCACCAGTTCCACCACCACCACTAATCGTAATTGTCGGTGCTACAGTATATCCTGTGCCTGCATTAGTCAGCAAGATTTCTGATATGGAGGTAATATTATTTCTGGTTGTTGTGATTGCCACTGCTGTAGCGTCAGTTCCACCAGAAGGTGCTGTTGTGATCGCAACAGTTGGTGTGCTAGTAAATCCAGAACCATCATTATCAAGGAATATCCTCTGAATATATCCTGTGCCTACAGATGCTGTTGCAGAGGCACCAGAACCCGTTGAGAACATCGTAAGGTCAAGAATGTAACCCTGGTCCTCAAGAACTGTATCAATAGAGTCAATAGAGGTATCAAAGACTTCATCCTCATACTCAAAGAGTTCACACTTGAGTTCATAGACATAATTCTTACCCAGTTGATAAAATGGGTTCTCATGTTCTACAAACTTGACTTCAAACAAACGTTTGCCAAGTGGGAAATAAATTAAATCACCTTCTCTAGGTCTTCCTGCAACTTCAACCTCTTGATCACTTTCATCATCCAAGAAAGGTGAAATAAAATCTTCAAATCTCTCTCTAGATACTGTGACTGTCAATTCATCTCTGAGACTGACGCCAAATTTGGTCATAAGGTCACCGGCACCACTATAACCATCATATGTGTTTACATACGCTTCTAATAAGAAGTTATCGTCAAACTTGGAAGATTGCACTTCCTTAATGATGGTCTGTTTGCGAACATACTTTCTGGGAATGTACGTTACTTCAATACCATATATCTTGAGTTGTTCGTTGATCAACTCCTGTACTAATCTTTGTTCCCCAAAGGAACCTTGTAGGAAAAAGGGATTAAGTGCCATCAGCCAATAAAGTCAAGAGGTGGTAATTCATATTCCATTGCCATACGACTACGAATATCAGCAATTTCTCTTTCACCGTCGTCGTAATACTGTCTGCCGTTGAGTTCAATTCCTCCTGGTAATTTGGTTCCACCAAACTTCATCATATTTGCTCCCCACTGTCTTTTAATTAATGCAGTAAGATATCTCTTTACAAAACTATCATTGTAGATTTGTGTGAAACTTTGTGGATCTAATGCACGATGACAGTCAATAACGATATAATCATCCTCAGTTACACTGCCCCAATCAATGTCAAGATACATTCTATCCTGACGCTTGTTAAATCTAATTTGCCTATCAGGAGTCAGTAAGAAGTCAATATCCTCAAGATAAGTCTTAGTCATCGCATATTGCAACAACTCTACTGAGTTAAAGTAATATAAGTCATTTAAGAACAACTGATACTTGATACTGAACATTCCTCCAGAAATGCTACTAGTATCAAATTTAAAAATCTTTTCAATACCAATAACTGAGTCTGGTACTTGAATAAAGTTAGATGTCTCGTAAAAATTTGAGGTTGTTGTTCCATATCCACTAATGGATGTGGATGTTGCACTGGTAGTTACAATACCTGCAGTATTTGTGCTTGAAGCATTATTAGTTGCTTTTCCTCTATCAATATCTGCCTGCGTAAACTTATACTTGAGGTACATCCTCTCAACACCATCATAGTGACGCTCTTGAAAATACTGAATAGCATCATCAACCAAATCGTCAATTTGGTCGTCATCAACATTGATCTCCAACACAGGAGCACCAAGTTGTCTTTTACAGTAATCAATCAGCCCTTGGCGTGTTGACGGTTTTGCCATTAGAATGCCTCAGAATCTATATTTTTGGTAATTCTTTTGGGTTTTCTCAACTTCACCAACTCATTCTCTTGATCAGTAATTTTTGATGTTAAAGATTCTACTTGTTGAGTTAAAGTTAGAACCTTTGCTTCCATAGCAATTGATTGCGATAAAAAATCATTTACTTTCTTTTGATAGGTTACTATCAAATTTTTAATCTCATTTTCATTCATAATTGATATAAAAAAAGGTGGGACTCGCCCACCTGTATTTATAAGTTGTGTTTAACCTTAGAACGAGCCACCATCTACAGTTATATTTTCCAGACTTCTCGTAGATCCACTACAAGAAATAACTGCTTGACTGTTTCCTTGACAATCACTGACGGTCAGTGCTCCAATCTCAAGAGTAGCGTAAGAGATACTTCCCATTACACTATTGCTTTCGGTTACCTCATCAGCAACGACAATTCTTCCAGCACTATCATCCCAGAATATAGAAGCAGTCTTTGCAGAACCACTGTAATAGTGCATTACAACACCAACGTCAATGTTGGCATCAGAAGAAGGTGCTACGAGAGAACCACCATTATTAACAAGACCAACTTCAATCAGAGAGTCTTCAACTTTTAAGGTCTCAGTATTGATAATGGACTGAGAACCTAAAACTGTAAATGTACCGTTGACAGTCAAATCATCAGCAACTGTGGTTGTGCCACTAGCAGAATCAAGAGTTAATCCACCGGAGCTAGTTGTAAGTGTATTGGCATCAAGACTTAAGTTGTCAACTGTTGCAGCACCAGTAACGGCAAGAGTGGTACCATCAAAAGTAAGATTACCACTATCCTCAAGAGCACCGGAAGTACCTGCAATTACAACTCTGTTATCTGTAAGATCACTAACTGTTGCGGACGAAAGAACTGTTTCTCCACCAGAAATGTTAGCACCACCATTACCATCAATCTGACCGGTAAAGGTAGAAACACCAGTTACAGAAATACCTTCCAGGAAAGTTGCTTGGAAGTTGTTATGAACTACGTTAGACTGTGTGGCAACAGCATTACCCATCAAACCGTGGGCAGAACACTGATAGTGAAGAACCTGAGGGGTTGTATCAGTTACTGTAATCTCAGTGTAAGCACCAGCACTACCAGCAGTACCGTTGGTTGTAACGTTTGTGGTGTACTGTGTAGTTTTTTGTGCCTCTAGATAGAAGCGAAGTGGGTGACCGCTGTTAGAAGCTGCTGCTTGGTCAAAGCGATAGGTTACACCAGGAACAAGAGTGATAAATGGAGACTCAGATCCATCAATAAAATATCCGGAACCAGAACCACTGCCGTTATATCTGTGATTAGCAGTCTTAGAAGCAACAGTAACAGTGTATGTAACTGTAGTATTAGCAGCTTCGGTGCTTACTAGACTTTCATATCCATAAACAGAACCACCTGCGTAGATATCTCTCCACTGCTTATCAAACTCACCCAAGTCAACAGATTTATCTGCATTAGGGACAAGACTTGAGATGAACTCACCACCGACGTTGATATCGTCAGTATCAGCATCACCAAGGTTAATTGTTCCACCTTTGAATGTTGCTACACCGACGAATTCAGCATATCCCTGAACGTTTAAGTTTCCACCAACAGTTACGTTCTTGTTAACGCCAAGACCGCCGTCAATTTGAACGGCACCAGTATCGGCATTACCAAGAGTATTGTCAGTGGTGTTAGAGAAGGTTGTGAAACCTGAGATATTTGTGCTACTATTAATATCTACAAGAGATGTATTAAATGTAGCAATACCTGTGAAGATTGGGTCAGCAGAACCACTGCCCCAACTAAGGTTTCCACTTCCATCGTTGGTAAGAACACTACTTGCCCCACCTTGAGTTCCGGGGAAATAGTAAGTAACGATACCAGCAAGAGATGCTGGAGATGCAAGTGTAATATAACTTGTACCGTTATTCGTACCTTCTACGAGGTTGACACCAGATCCACTGGTGGCACCCTCAATAGTCCAGAATCTCCCTGAACCTACGAATTGATTGTTTGAAGTCGTCGAGTCAATACCGACGTAGAGGTCATATTTGTCGGTTGTAAAACCTGGCTCACCTGCCCTCAATGCTGGCAAATTACTAAAGAGACCTCTCTTGAACTGTAATACAGGAGCAGCCATCTTGTAAAATTCTTACCTTTTTATCTATTTAGTTAAAAAATTACTACTATTAAAAAGTTCCAGCATCATATGCTTCATCATCACTACCATCAGCAAGGTCAACAATTTGATGTGCAGGAACATGAATATATTCGGTGCCATTAAACATTATAAAAGTATTATTTGCTCTAGCATCAGTGTTTATATCACCAACATTCTGCAACTTATCAAGTGTTCCTGTAGTAGCTGATTGGTTTGATGCTACTACTTTTACAGCGTTTGTTTGTCCGACTCTTACAGTCGTGGTATTGTTATTAGTTTTGACTCTAATATTCGCCATTAGAATTTCGTTGCTCCAGCGCGTACTAGGACCATACCTTCAATTACTCTACTCATTATACCAGTATTATCAGTCATCACAACATCATAGACATATCTACCATCTTTCAGGTTAGCAGTCTGGGATGTCGTCAAACCAAGTTTGACTTGACCGTTTGTTGCGGCACCGTAAACAGTTGAAGTAAACGTAGTAACACCTGTGGTAGCACCTGGGTGCTTCCTCATCTGGGATTTAAATGTATAGTTAGTCAGATTTAAGACAGAGTTAGATGTCCCGTCTTCAAGTGTGAAGACTTGACTAAAATCTGTGCTTTGATCAATTTGAATATTACTGACGTATACTGCCATCTTTCAAAGGTATTTTAAGTATTTAGGAAGGCAGTCCTATTACACTGACAACTTCCTGTTGCTTGAAATATAATTTTGCGTAAGATTTACAAATGTTTTGAAGTTCACCAATATTATCGCACTCGTCAATTAGTCTTGCTTGTTGCTCATAAGCAAACATTTTAGACATTGTTTCAAGTTTGATTTGATCGGGATCCATTGATAAACTCCGTGAGAAGGGACTTGATTTCATCTATATCTTTCCGCATTTCATCAAGTTCTTGTTTTTGACGATCGCGGTTAGATCTCATCTTAACATACTCATTATAACCAGTTGTATCATTATTGACAACGGCACCTGTATCTGTGCGGTACAGGTGCTTATGATCTTTGACCTTTTTCATCATGCGAGAGCAATAACTCTAAAGTCCTTGAACTTCGGTGCTTTTGCTTCATTAGTTCCACTCATAACAATCTTGATTCTAAATCCATTAAACTGAGCAAGATTATCAGCACTAAACTGATAGTCTATATATTCACCATCTGCACTCGCACGAGTGAAAGCGTCTGGTCTGCCATTGTTAAGAACAGAATCAACTACTTCATCGCCAAATCCATCACCATTTGTATCTGTCAGATTATCAAATCCAGGGAACAATTCAAATGCTTGTTCAATACCATTAGAATCAACTCTAAAGAGTTCATAAAGAACTCTAAAGTCTGCTGAAGAATGACGGTATGCAGAAACAAGGACTTTGAGAGATGTTGCTGGTTGTGCAAGATCAGTCTTTTTAGAAATATAATACGCAGTATGTGGATCTTCTGTAAGAGAATTTACTCTTCCATCATTTGCATAATCAGAAATTGGATTGTTTAACCTATTTCTACCAAACAGAATTCCAGATCCCTGAACATCAATAACTGGAGATAGATTTGGATCGGTCGTGTTCATACTGACGGCAAGAGTCAGGGACTTACTATTAGGAAGATCTGATAGTCTTGTGATTTCGTTGATTCTAGAAGCAACCATTCTTGGAGTACTCATCCGATTCTCATTGTTAAGAGAAATATTTTCATATCCCTGGTCAAGGAATGATACTTCAGAACCACCAGAACTAGTTCCTGTAACAGTTCTAATTTGAGAAGTTGTGGTGGTGCTCTCTGTTGGCGTGAATACGTTCAACCTTGGAGTAATTTCATCAAACTGAATATTACTTGAAGAGAACACAACTGGACCGCCAACACTATTTTCATCAGTGAAACTAAGTTGATTATCTCCAGTTGTTCTTGATCCACGATCAATCTGCAGATGATAAGTATCAAAGTCTCTAGCATTCTTCAAAGTAGCATCACTAGGCATATTATGTTGCTTATTGATTCTGTGAAGAGAGATTCCGTTCAACTCATAAGTAAAGATTTGATCATTAAGATCATGAGATCTCTTGAGAGAATTATCAATACCTCTTGTGCCAATTCCAAGTGTTCCAGCACCACCAGCACCGGCAATAATAGAGTTGTAGTAAATGATTTCGTTATTGACCTTGGCATAACCAGTAGAAGTGGAAATGCCCTCAAATGTCGCAAAGAGTGATGTATTAGCAACCGAAATAGTTGTATCACTCAATCCAAGTGCTGCATTTAGAGTAGTTGGAGTTGTATTGGGTTCAATATCTGCAAGAACAACAACATTGTTGTCTGCATGAAGACTATGATTGGTTTGTTGAACCTCAAGAACTCTACCATCATAGAGATTACTGATTACACTAGAATTTCTAATTGTTGTATTAGCATATGCAACCGCAACATTAGGGGAACTATAAACGACAAGATTCTGTCCTTCAGTAAACTCTTCACCCTGAACATCAGTCAGATATAAGGTATCTTTTCCTGTGATATTCTTAACTGAGAATTGTGCACCACGACCTCTGGTAACATCAGAAGTTGTAATTCCAAGTACATCGCCAACAACGTATCCATTGCCAGCAGTCGTCACATGTGGATTTCCATCAAGTCTATTGCTTGAGAACGTGACAATGCCAATAGCTCCAGTTCCAGATCCGGTGACAGAGTAGAAATTGACTCCATTATAGGTTCCATTACTGTATCCTGCACCAACTAAATTGCTAGTTGTGTTAGCAATGTTTCCACCAACCTGCTCAATATTGCCGGTAATAGCAGCAGAAGATGTATTATCACTTACCTTTTTACCAATGGTCAGAATACTATCCATTACAGAAGTTGTTGTGATACCAACTTTTAGTTTTCTTGGAAGAGTTTTAACTGGATTATTAATAAGTTTTTCAGTTAAATCACTTCCAATCTGCAGAGATGGGTTGTAGAAGTAACCAATACCAGGTTCTGTAATGAAGTTTGCTTTGTACAACGTGAACTTCGCATCTTCAAACTGACTTGCAGTCCAGATAGTCCCGTTTTGAGACTTGAACAAACTACCTCCAATATATTGCTTTGTTACGATGACACTTTCAGCGTCAGGTAGAGTAGACAGATTTACAGTCCTCTCTCCCATTCTTGCCACCCAAACTTCATATTCGTTAGTTGTTGGTGCAAGAAGAACAAAGCAATACTCAGTGTCTGGTTCAAGATATACTGGAGAAGGGAAAGTAACTTTAGTTGGAACTGTACCGTCACTTGAAACATTAATTTGAGATGGTTCAAGAGTTACCTGTGCATAATCAGCAACCAATATATCTGTTGGTGTGCCCAACTCCATGGTTCTAATTTCACATCTTATTTTTTCATTTTCATCTTTGTTAGCAAAGAATACGTCAAGACTTGTCAGGAATGCCCCAGTTTCGTCAACCGTAAATGATTGTGCTAAAGGATCTTCCCTTCGTACAGGAGGTCTTGGTCTGCGGAAGAATTCCGTGACATTTCTGGTTCTGCGAACAGTTTCTACAGTTCCTCTGGCAGTATAAGTACCTTCACCAACACTAAATCTCAAACTTCCAGGTAGAGGTTCAGCATTAGAAGAGCTTGATGTAAGTTTAAAAGTCTTTTCTCCTGTAGTAAATGTAACTGCGGGTGTTGGAGAAGCAAGGGGATCTCTGAAGAAGAATGATCCTGTTACATCACCAAAAGTATCAGTTATTAATCTGATGTCTGATACTTTTGCTTGTGCCCCACTTGTTACACCAAGAAGGACCATATCCTTCACGATACGCCCATTAAACGCTCCAAGAACATCTTCCATCAAAGAGTTAATATCAATATTCAGAACTGTGGAAGACGCAGAATATACTTCAGGTAAAGTTAAACTTCTATTGTATGGATTTAAAGTGTATTTTGTAGAAGGATTCGTTATTGAACCAGACTTATGATCAGGATTACAAATTCTTGCAGAGAAAATTTGTCTAGCTCCAATAAAACCTCTAACAGTCTCTCCTGCCTGGAAGACCCCAGATGTCATGGAAATTTCAGTTAATTTTGGAATAATATCCAAATCTGTACTACTTTCAAAGAAATTGTAATGTCTTGTTAGAGGTCTTAAACCAGTTGCTTCAAACTGTACGTTCCTAGATCTGATATGTGTATCAGCAGTTCTACTCTCTACGCTAGTGCTAATACTAGATAGTTCTCTCCCTCGTCTGCCATTTCTCCAATCAGTAGAAACTCTAGTGACTCTTTCGCCACCGTTAATTGTAACTGTTCGTGTCCAACTATCCTGAGCAGGAGAAATGTTGATCGCACCTGTGAATGCGACCATGTTGAATGGGTTTACATTTTCAACTCTAGATGCGAGAGGTTGTTTAATCCACTCTTTATTGTCATACTTAAGTGTAATCAGATCACCAGTCTTCTGAGTATTTGGATCAAGAAGGTCAAAGTTTAAGTCAAAACCACCAACAGTGGGAAGACCGGAAGCAATCTCTGGTTTAAGAGTAAAGTAATCAACTGGTGCTCCGAGTTCATTATTTTTAATTCCAGACTCGGACTTGTCTTCCATTCTTTGATTGTCAGCAAAATCATCAACAAAGAATCCAGACTTAAATCTATCTAAACCGTCAGTATCCCTAACTTGAAGTGTTTTTGTATCAAGTTCAAGGAGAGATAGCGATGTGAGAGTTTCTAAAGTTTCAACTCTATCCTCAATCCTACCAATATCTCTCATCGTATATCTTCTATTATCAGTAAAGGTTAATACTGCATCAGAAGTATCATATAAGTATGCTGGCAACTGAATTCTTGCCAATTCCATCATGTCACCACCAATTTCAGGATCTTTTGGATCCTCAGCACTAGTTCCTCTTACAACAGCAACATTTCCTTTAGTGGTAAACACCACTTTATCAATTCTTGGGAGGTAGTAACTAATTCCAACTAAAGAACTTTCATCTGGAGCAACTAAAAGAGTCGGATTAGTTCCTGTTGTAGCGAAAGTTCTTGCAGTGTAATCAAAAGGAGAAAGTGTAGTGGAAGTAAAATCAGAAACTCTAGGTCTAAAGTCTAAGACATCTGATGCTCTAAGTTCTCCTGCTAGTGGGATGTCAGATTTAAACCTGGCAGCATCGTAAGAATTAACTGTATATACGTCACCCGTATCATTAGTTGGAATTGTATAATGATTGTAAATTATTAACAGTTTTCTTGATGGTGTATAATTTAAATTTTCTCTACGTACAATTCTTGAGTAATCATAGAACTGTTCTTTAACACCTTTGTCAAGAGTGTAGTTATTTGTAACATCTTGATAGTTTCCAAGTCCAATAACTTGTAATGGTGCAATAATACCAGATTCTTCAAATGTTACGTTTTCGCCAACAGTAAATTTATCATCAGTTAAGTAAACAATTTCAACTTTAGTTGCTGAAGATCTTGTGACTACTTGAGCGATGGCATTACTTGTGGATCCAACAACTCTTTCTCCTAAAATTGATGCTGTGTTGAGTGCTAATCCAGCAGGGAACTCAAGGGAATCTAAGGTTGGAATAGATGTTCCTAATGATTCATAAACAGCGACAACTTCTGCAACATCAGGAACATTCAGAGAAATTTCTCTATCCTGAATTCTAGTTCCATAAAAATCACTTTTAGAAGTTTGAGAAATGGATGTAGATACTCCGGTAGCAGACTTGGTTACTTCTACTTTTGTGCTTCTCGTATATACTTTGTCTTTGTTGGTGATTCCTATTTTTTTGACAGTAGTATTTACTGTCACATTGCTTGATTGAGATGCAGTGAGACCAGTAAACGTAATAACTTGACCTGCAGAACTGAGAGAAACTTGATCGCTTGTTAAAGTTTCAATAGATCCGTCATTATAATGAATGCTATATCTTTCTTGATCAAATGTCTCAAAGAGGGAACTACTAATACCAGTTGTAGTAACGTTTATTGAAAGAGATCCTGTAGAGCTGGTTGACTGCTCTCTAATTTGACTGGAAACTAAAAGATTAGAAGATCCTAAATCAACTGAAGAAACATTTTGTTCTTCAAGAGGTGCAAACAATCCACCACGCTCTCTAACAATAGGTACACCTAATGTAAATGTTCCTGTAAAAGTAGAACCTGGAAGACTACCATCACAAACATTAGTTCTATCCTGCTCAGCAACTAAAGTAACTTGAGTTTTGGCAGAATTAATTGCAGAAACTCTATTAAACGTTTCATCACTAGTTCCAGCGATCTGATATCTAACAATATCTCCAACTTTAATGTTGTTGAAGAACTTGCCTGGGCAAGTCATAGCACCAGTAGTACTAATTTGAACTGTGTCTGCTATACCAAATCCGGTAGGAAGTTTTCTTTCAAGAATAGTATCGGCAATAAAATCTCTCTTGAGTTCAGAATTCAGTGCTGTTGAATCCTGATAAATTGACTTGACATCTTCAATAGTGTGAGTTGTGAGACTCGTGATGGAGCGAGAAATTTCTTTGCTCTCATTAATTAAAAGCTGCTCACCGACGATGAAGGTTCCTGATGTTTGCATCAGGGTAATATCAGTCGTTCCAGCAGGAGCACTCTGTACATAACCAGAGGCACCACTACTTACACCTCTAATGTAAGAACTGACAGGCATGTCAGCAGTCAAAGTATTTTCGTTCAAACTAATAGTAGTATATGTCTGAACATCAAAAAGATATAAATCCCAAGAAGTAGAAAGATCTACTTGAGCAGAATCTGTAAGACTAAAATTATATACTCTTGCTTGACCAATTTCAGTTCCAGTGGCAGCAGTTGTAGATGTTCCTCTTCTTTGACCCTGAAGTCTTACAATATTACTATTATTATTTACACCAAATAATGGAGTTCCCTGAACATTATTAACACGAATCAGAGTTCCCATTTCAAAAGGAACCAAAGAATTAGATATTGTTCTGGTATCCCTTGGTTTCTCTACATCAATAATTTTATTGGCAGTATTTTCAACGTCATATCCTTTTACATATGCTTTTCCTGCAGAAACAGAAATTGCCATCATGTTTTCAGATGGAACATTTCCATCATCTGTAGATTGATTTGAGAAAAATACTCCTTCATTACCAAGTCTGTCATTCAAAGACTCTTTGACCTCAACATCAAAGTTATCAAGGGAATAATTTCCAGATTCTTCAAAAGTTCTCTTAGCAAAATAGTCTCTAATTAAGTTGTAATTAGATTTATTTTGAAGTTTCTTTAATTCACCATCCTGAATTCTAACAAGTTCTACAAAAGTCTTATCATCATTATCTGTTAAGAGTTTCTTAGATAATGTTAGACTTATTTTTAATCTATCTGCCCCAGGAGCAGCATAGTTAGAGAACCCTTTAGCATTGTCATATAAAGAATCATCATCTTTCGCTGTGATGATCTCTTCATTAATAGTTAAACCAACCCTATAAGATGATGTGTTGGAATATGGGTCTAAAAATATCTTATCAGATGAAACATCTACAAAAGTTCCTCTGATAAAATACACTCCAGAACCAATTGATACGGAACTGGAGACAGACGTAGCATCTTCACTAATCAGCGATGCTACAGTTTCACCTGAATTTACAGAAGTATTTCCGTAAGTGAAGGAATCTTCTGTAATTAAAACTTCTCCGTCCTGGAACGGTTCAACCTGGTTATTATCTCCAGATTCAATATACTTTACAAATATGGTTGGATTCGTTATACCAGTTAAGTCTGATACATTTTCATATCGGTCAACCTTTGCAACGATGCCAGATGTTTGACCCTTTAATCTCTTTCCTACAAGATTTTTACCGTATACTGAAATGTCAATACCTAAATGATCAGCATTTAACTTAACAGCAGGATATTCAGAATCATACGCAACATTTCCTGGGATCACCATTGATCCCTCTTTGAACATATGACTTCCAAACGATTCTATTTGATTCTGCAGAATTGTCTGTAGAGTCGTCAGTTCTCTAGCCTGAACTGGAAATCCTGGTTTGAATAAAACCTTGTAAAAATTATCATCCTTACTGAAATCATCAAAATAAGGATTGATATTGAGATTAGTTTTCTGTGGCATCGTTTAGAATTCCAGGATGATTTTAACGTCTTCTTTTTGTCTTGAGTTTCTGGAGATTGCTGGACGATTGTCAATATAGACAATATCTCCCGACCCTTTATTTATCTCAGGATTGGCAATCCCGTTTGTAATTTGGGTGCCAATTGAAATAAGTTTTGTTCCTGTTGGGTTTGTAGTAATACCAGTAAATCCAGTATCAATAGAACCCGAGAAACCTCCAGTGGTAGTGACTGCGTTTGAATTTGAAGCAAACTCATACAGTTTACCGTTGGTAGAAACACCAACATAATCTGTTTGATCAAATGTAGTTTGATTCAAGAAAGCATTTCTATCTTGAAAATACTTCAATACTTTAGTTTCATTATCAAATGAAGCAACAAAACCAACTGCTGTCCCGCCTGTAACACTTTGACTAATTTTATCACCAACAGATACTGTTCCAGTAACTGAAGTAAATTTCAAGGCACCTAATGAAGAGAACTGATTTTCATCAAATACTGTTGTAGATCCAATAGAAGTTGGATTTTTAACAATACCAATTTGTGCGAAAGTTACATCAGTTGGAAAATCTCTTGTAGAATCATCAAATCTTGCATAAACAAGAACCTTATCCGCACCAAGTTCCTTATAAAGGTCATGACCATGACCCTTTGATGGTGGAATAATTGGAATCAGTTTTGCTTTAGTGCTGGAGTTAGAATTAATTGATCCAAGATCAACAATTCCGTAAGAATAATTTTTTCCACCAGAAGAAACTACAGTATTTGTAATTTTACCGTTGACATCAACATCAACAATAACTTTACCGCCAGTTCCATCACCTAAAATATTGACTTCATGAGAACCTTGAGAATATCCTAATCCCTGTTGGTCAATATATACTTTCTTAATCTGATTCTCATTAGTATCAGAATCACCGTTATTCCTAACAGCAACTATCTGAGCATCTGTTGATGTAGACCAATTATTTGGAAGTGAAATATATTCAGTAGAATCAAACTTGATGATATCACTTGGAGATACTGTGAAAAGATATTTCCAAACATATCCATCACCACTTACACCTGCTTTTGATGGTTCAAGGTCAGTGAAAGTTGGTTCATCAAGAGAAGCATTTCCTGTTGTACTAATTCCAGAAGAACCATTATCAATAACAGTATATACTTTGAACTCACTATTCATTACATAGTAGTTTGCATCATAAAGTCTTGCAGACTTTGTGGTGGGTGAAAGATTATTGAGACTGTAATCGTGACGATACATCTCATACTTTGTCCCTCTAGTCCAATCAACTCTCCTTACCAGTCTTCTGACATTAGCAGAGGAGACTTTCTTACCAAAGGACATATTGTCGCCAATAAAATTGGCATAATCAATATTGTCAGTGGGACTAGGAGTATTTGTGTCCCAGTCTGTAGTTCTTCCAAATCCAACTATAGAGGGATTGGATAGACCAACAAAAACATAGTAAGAGTTTGCAGAACTAGTGACGGAATCTACAAAGTTTCCCGCATTTAATATTCTAAACTGATCGGTTACAATTGCCGCCATTGTTGCTAGCTTTTTTCTATATTTATAACTATCCCAGGTCCTTTCTGAGAGATCCGTTGTCTCTCAAACCGAATCCCCGTCTTTGGATAGTGGGGAATGTTGACAATCCAGCATCAACTCTCAAACCAGTTACACCAATAGCAATCGGAGAAGATGCTCTATTAAATCCAGAAAGTCTGCCCCAGGAAAGTATTCCTTGTGGGACTGTCAAACTACCTGTGGTGGTAAGACCAGTATGTGTAGTCGTAGAAAGAATATTGCAAGTAGCAACTCCAGTCGTCGCAGTTGTATGAAGATCATTAACAATATAAATGTTGTCCAGGAACGTTGTTCCGATGGCAACGATTGAATTGTCGGAACCATTGATGGATATAACACCATCACCAACACTAGTGTTCTTGACGAAGATTGGATAACCTTCTTGAAGTCCTGTGGTGCTAGACGCTGTAAAACTAAACGCAAGAGCAAGAGCGTTTCCGCCAGTTCCGACCGCTGTGGCAATACCAGTAATCGTTGCAGCAAAACCAGCAACGGCAGTGATTCCAGTCAAACTTTCAACAGAAAGTGCTGGTGTAGAAACCAGAACTTGTGGAGGTGCTGTGCGTGTATAACCAAAACCAGCGTTAGTTACGGAAGCAGAGTTAATAAAATCGTTGACAATAGTGACTGTGCCTGTAGCAGTTGTACCAACACCAACACCCACTGCCTTCGGTGCAGCAATCTTAAGTGTTGCTGAACCAGAATAACCAGCACCACCTTCAGTTACATCCAAGGAACTGATCGTTCCTGTGGAAGAAACTACAGCAGTGACAGCGGCAGATACATGTTCTGTTGACGTGTTTACAAGCAATCCATTGACACTGGTGATATTGATAGAAGACTCATTTTCCTCATAATTGAATAATTGTGCGTCATCAACAAATATTTCAGTTGCAGATGCAGAAATGTCACCAATAACTCTTGCAGTAGGATAGACTTGACCTTCAATGGAATCTCTTGACTTATTAACAAGTTCACCACCAAGTCTCTGATCCACCTTCTTCTTAATCCAGGTAAGTGGTTTAAAGTTAGTTTCATCAATACCAAGACCAGCGTAGATGTTTGTTTCTACTGTGTCGGAATTATTGATATTGTAAGTTGTTCTAGGATCTTGAGCAAGACTATTATCAGTCTTCTGCATCTGCAGGAGATCTCCAGTTTCAACGGTAGTGTTAACATTTACGATGACACTATCAGTTCCTCTAGTTCCTCTATAGAAGAAGATATCAATATTATCGTTTGAAGTTGGTGCAGTTGTGAATACAATTGACGTACCACCAACAAACTGATAATGAACATTTGGTTGCTGGATAACACCATTTACATAGATTAGAAGAACTGCTTCAAGATCAATTACCGAAGAGTCTGGATTATTCCTATCAACTTCAAAACTTAGAAGTTCACCCTTATAATTCAGTGGGAATCTGACACGAGATCCATTAATAAGATCAGAGATAGAATCAATGTAATCAAGTTCACCAAATTGCCAAGCGGCAAATTTGTCGTTAAAGATGTCCAGAACTTCAAATTCTGGTTCATTTACCATAGAAGGAAGACCTTTGGCAGTTACAAGACCAACTGGTTTGAACTTATCACCAATTCTAAATCCATATCCATTTCTAGCAATATTGAAGTTTTTAACCTCAAAGAGAGTAGAACCAATTCCAACTGCTGTTATCGCAGAACCAACTTCAACATTAAGAAGGAGACCACTACCAGAATCAGTTGTTGCACCCTGACCAAGACGAGAAACTCCAATGATTGGTAGATTTTCATAGGAAGGTGATGGAATATTGATAGTTGGATTAGAACTATATCCTGTTCCCCCATTAGTTACGTTGAACGCGAGAGATCCACCAGCACCAACTGTAACTGTAACAGCAGCGGCGTTACCAGTATGATTTGGATCAGTAATTCCAATAGCAACAGATCCACGGTATCCAGATCCGAGAATGTCAGTAGCACCAGCTCCAATAGACTGAATTACACCACCAGAGACAAATGCTGTTACAGAAGCGCCAACAAGAGGAGCAATTCCAAGACCTTGAGTAGATCCAAGTGAAACGATCATTCCACCTCTTGGAAGTTGATTCTTGTTTACATCAGTTTCTGAAATAACAAGATCATCATTCGAATCTTTTACGCCAGTGAAAACTACATTGGAAGCACCACCACTCTCTGTGAAACTGTAGTTTCCTCCAGTATTGTTATCAGTTGTTGGAGTTTGGAACATGTTGTTGATGAATACCAAACCACTACCAGTTTCAATGCCTGTTGTATTAGCACCACCAACAGTCAGACGATAAGTTGCACCGATACCAGTAAATTGTCTAGTGATGTCATCGTAAATTTGGTTAGATGCATAATCATTTCTCAAATATACTCTACCATTGAAGGTAGACTTATGGAATGGAATATTACTGTTATCAACCAGTTCTTGAGTATTACCTCTAGGTGCTTCAGTGAAGTGAATCTTACTTCTGGTCATATTGTAAGAACCTTGGAAAACTCTGATAGTAGATCCGTCAGTATGTGTAGTTGCCAAAGTTCCAACAAATCCTCTCTCAGTCTTAACAACATTGAAAGAACCTGTCCCCGTAATAGGTCCGATAGTTGTGGTTCCAAGACCTACAGCGTTAACCTTAACAAACTCATCATCAACCTTTAGAACATCTCCTGGGAGAATAGAGGAGATTCCAGAAATACCAAAGTATGTTGCACCAACAGAAATAGATCCACCGTTATTATTAAGAGTGTAGTTAATTGGAGTGAATGCCAAAGGAGATCTTGAAACGCCATCAATGGTAATCAGAGACTTCTCAAGTTTCTTCTCCATTTCAAGGGTGTGACCATTTCCACTACCAGCAGAGTTGAATGTGACTGCTGCACCAGTCTTGCTTGTTGCAAGTTTAAATTCATTATTATTGATCTTGATAGCATATACAGTAGATGGAAGAATATTACCATCAGACATAACCATAGATGTATGAGCACCACCAATAAAAGTAGATCTTGGCGTATATGTTAATTTTTCACGATCACTAAAGAAGTGATCAGCAATTGTAAATACACCCGTTCCCAGATTCACTACGGAAGAAATTCCAGGATTGAATTGCTTTTCAAATACTGGAACACTATTGTGCTTGACATCAAAGTCAACCTTGTTAGTTCTATCACCATTGATAGAATCAAACTGAGAGGTTTTCAGTTGTTCATTTGCAGATCCATAAGTCAATGTTGCAGGAACATTGTTCAAATCTTTTTCTGTTTGAATAATTTCGCTGTAAATTTGAACGGTGATATCATCGCTAATATTGGCATCTGGGTGGAATATCAGAACAAAGTTACTGCCGCTGATATCAGCACCAAATGTACCAATACCCATAGTACTGCCGATAGACAAATGTGGATATTGTACCGTGAAGGCGTTTGTATCATTATGATTGAATAATACCTGATGCAGTGCAGATGTATTACCATAAGATACTTTTGCAGTAGATTTAACTGTTGTTACATCTGCCTTGTCATAAGTCAATACCGTAGAAATTCCAGTTCCTGAGAATGTGGAGAATTTAGTTTCAAGACGACCTTCTCTGACAGAACTGTCTGGTTGACCACTTGCTTTAAAAGTATGAGTACCAATTCCAGCACCGACTGTATTGAATCCAACAATTCTGGAGCGAACAAGAACATTATTAGACTCGGTATTCTCAAAATTCAACTTAAGAACACCAGATGCAATGTTGCTGGTGAAAGTTCCTATAAACTTTGGAGAATATCCTAAAGTGCTATTATCAAAGAAGAAGTCTGATCTGTAAGTATCAGTTCCATCATGATCAACAAACATATCAACAATAGTCTTGTCCTTAGTAACCGTGTCAATAAGTTCAATATTAGCAAATAAAGATTCAGTGCCGCTTGAGGAACCCTCAAAAACTAATCCTGTAGAACCAACTCCAACGGAAACATTGTTTCCAATCAGATTAACAAATCCGACTGATTGTGTACCAACACCGGCAAGGGTTGTGTTAAAGTTGTTCTTTATAAATTTGACATCCAAATCATCATTGAAAGGATCGTCTGGGGTAAGTCTCAGTGAAACATTATCAAAAGCATCCTTAAATGCCTGAATATCAGCAAAGTCATCTTTTGTGTTGTGAATAGATGCTTTCTCAACAGTAATTAAATCATCAGTTTTTGTATTTACAACAATCAGTTCAGTCGCTTGAAGATCTTTGCTATTTGGTTTGATTATCTGAACCAAATATCTGCTGTATCCATCATTAGCAATGAACTTATCAATATCACGATAAAGAGTCGTATTAGCATTCTGTTGGTTAGAGAATTGACTATTGAAGTTATCAATCGTCAGAACTCTGTTGGTCTTACATTCAATGTAATCAGAAAGTCTCTTATTTTGGAACTTAATAAACTTGGACTTGTTGTTTGACGCATTAATATCAATAGCAAAATCAAAGAAATTGACAGCATCAACTCTCATCGTGGTTCCATTTGCATTGAGGTTGATGATATCAATCAAGGCAGTGCTATTCGCAGAAGTGCTTGTTGCTGTAGAGACTGTTCCTTCTGTCGTAATTCCAGTATCAGCAAAGTTTTTCAATCCAGAGGAGTGGAGAATTCTATTAACAGGATTCACCCAATCTTCAAATTCTATTGGACTCTTAATACTATAGGACAGGTTTTGATAGTAATCATTGTTGGGGATGACTTGATAATCCTCATTCAACTTACCCGTGTCATTTGACCAACCATAATCTGTTTCAAGAGAGTAATCAACTTCAAAAATACCAGTATTTTCATCAACTTTGTTGACAGTCGCTATTGTGCCAGAATTTTTTCCGACAATCACATCATTTTCAGATAACTCATAAGTCCCATAAACTTTAATCGCATCATTAAGATTATTAGTAACTACCAGATCTACTTCAGTATAAGTGTTTCCAGACTTTATAAAGAGGGATTCTCCAACAATAAACTCTAATGGAGTTTGTACAACAGTAAATGTGGGATAGTTGTTTTTGTTAACAAGGGTCGCAAAAGTGCTTTGACCATCAGTTTGAGCAACACCAGCGTTAGTTGCGTAAGGAGAAATATCAAATTCAACCTCTGCAGGATTAGTATTTCTGTATGCAGTTACTTTAAAGAAGTTGTAAGAATAATCTTGGGAGTTGAATCCTGTACCTGTGGTAGATGCTAAAGAAATATTCTCGGCATATACAAAGTCATTTACAGCAAATGGTGCCGTAGCAGTTGTAAATCCAAGAGTTGGAGTTGCCAGAACACAAGTCACGACACCGGCAGGTGACGAGAAAACACTATTAACACCAACACCGTTACTGTTGTTTACAGAGAATACTTTAGATTCCGTATCAGAAAGACCCTTAGGAACATCAAGTATTTCAATCTTATTAATAGATGAACCCTGCATCTTAGCAATGAGGGTTCCATTGTCATAAGCAGATCCTGTATCGGGGTTGACAAGAACAAGATCTGGAGGAGACGTGAATCCAGAACCACCAGATGTTATTGTTATGCCAGAAATAGTATTTCTGTTAACAACCGTAATATTTGGTGAGATGTAAACTTCTGGACTCAGTGTTCTATCTGCAGAAAAATCAAATCCTGCATCTTGTATGGTGACTTGATTAATTCTACCAAGAGTTGTGGATGTAGGAATTACATCAGCATTGATACCTGCTGTAGACGCAATACTTACAAACTTAGGCAGTCTCTTATAACTTGCTCCACCAAAAGTGATTTCCAATTTATCAACACCACCAAGAGCTCTTGGTGAAGAAGTAGAATATTTAAGAACACTTGTGGACGATTGATTATAGTCAAGATCTTCTGGAACACTCTTGAGGGAAACAGTAAATACAGTTTCACCAACTCCGGTAACACTATAAGTTCCAGAATAAGTGCTATCAATAAAATTGATTTCAGAATAGTTTGTTACCTCAGTATCAGCAGTGCTAATGTATCCTGCCTTGTCTAGTTGATAGTAAACTTTGGATGGAAGGTTCTTATCAAAGTTGAGAGTAACCGTTGATGCAGTAACTGTATTAGCAATACCAACAGTTCCTACACCTACTGTGCTAAAAGTTGTAGAAGATCCAATAGAAACTAATTCATTCTTGAAATCGCGATCATAATAAAGTCTGAAGTTATAACCACTTAAGGAGGAATCGTTTACATTGAATACCAAGTTGTTATCTCTAACAACATTCAATCTTGGGTTGATTGGAGACAATTCTTGACTGGAACCACCAGTAGATCCAAAACTAACCACGGTTGGTGGATTGGAAATTGCATCAAACCTTGTATTAGCAAGATTGATAGTATTGTCATCAATTCTGTAAACAAAGTAAGATCCGGTGGAAAGACCAGATATGATCAGATCAGAATCATAAAATACCTTGTCACCTGTCCTGAGACCATGCTCAGTGAGTGTCAATCTATTTGTGGAGGTGTTTACTGCAGTTGAAGTGAATCCGATTGGATTGACAAGTAACTTATCATTTGCAGAGTTATACTTAAGGTATACGGAAACTGATGTGCCAATACCAACTGATTGCCCAGAATTAACGCTCAGATTTACAGTATCACCGTTAATCAGACCATGTGCTGTAGAAACAGCGACTTTTGCTCTAATTTTTTCTACCTTAGCAGTTACTTGAGTTTTATTTGAAGTTAAAGAGTATCTGTAATCTCTACTATCCGCATTTGACGTTATATTTCTGAAGAACAAACCTTCAGTATTTGTGGTGAGACCAACTTGAGTACAGAGACCAATGATATCATCAGTCTTTTTGACAACAAATAAAGTTTGAGTGTTTCCACTTTGAGGAATACTATAAGTTGCGCTAGTGTTGGTGTTAGAAACCGTAAATCCTTGTGAACCCGCAAATCTCTCAAATGTAACTTGTTCACCAGTTTTGAAGGGATGGTTAGGTAAGTAAATTCCCTGAGTTGGTACAGAAATTGTATATTGGCGACTTCCAGTAAAATATCCCTTGGAAGAGGAAGCTCCAACAGTGGTTCCAATACCTACAGACTGAATACTGTTGAAAAATACCTTATCATTTACAGCAGAGTCAAAATATGGAACATTTACAGGTAAAGTAAATTTACTAGGAGATACAAATACATCAGTGTTAGCTGTATGTGCGGCACCTACAATGCCTCTCAAGACTCTAACTACCTTCTTGTCTGGATATGTCCCTAAAACAGATAAAGTCTCTGTGCCGATGCCTAGAGTGCTTCCTACAGAGATGGAATCAACAACTCTGTTGACAAATATATCGGTAACAAAACCAACTATGGAGTTAGCCGCGACTTGAACGGAAAGACGAGTTCTTTCTGAGGAAACTCCAATTTTATGAGATTTCGTAAGACCAGAAATGAATGTAGATAATCCAGAAACTGCAATTTGATCGTTATCAAAGTATCCATGAGATGGATCTATGTTGACAGATACTACACCACTTTTCTCCCAAACAAGAACTGCATTTTGATGACTTTGAATCGTGGTGTTTAAATCTACTATAGACTTACCAGTGACTCTACTAACATAAGCAGAAAGTCCACCGCCATTAGTTCCTTCATTATCAAATGTTGCAATTTCTCCAACTCTGTAATCTGTTCCAGAATTATTAATCTTGAATCCATCTACAGATCCTCTAGTGATGGAATCAATTACAGCACTTTGAACTAGAACTTCATTTGGTTCGGAAACAAAATCGTTAGTAGCAAATTTATCACCAGCAACATAAGGGAGAGTATTTCTTCGTAAGTCCGAAGAGTTAAAGTCAAACGTTTGATTAATATTCTGAGTTACTGGAACGGAGGAATAAGTTCCGCCAATAAAGAATGGGAACTTGCTATTTTTACCATCACTGGTTATTGTCGCATGATAAGCGTAAACTCCATTTGGATATTCTGGAGTTTTGGCATATCTTCCATTATGCTCATCAAGATCACCAGAGTCTGTAAACTTGTAGTCTTCTACAAAGAATCCAGCAGAAAATCCAGAAGGTCTATCAGAAACTTCAGCAGTTGCTAATTCATAACTACTTGTAAGAATTTTAATACCCGAGTTTACGTCCGAAGGATCTGTATAGGCATAACCACCATAGATTGGATTGCCATCATATGCCCAACCAATGATTGGAGAGTGTGTTCCGCCAATATCTCCAAAAGTATCAGCACCGATAGCAGTGGAATATCCTACCAATCCATATCCAAGTTTTTCTTCAGTTTCAACTAAAATTTCATCACCAAATCTAGTGTGAGCGTTGCAGACTAAATCTCTAACTTCAACATCAACAACACCATTAGATCCAGCAGAAGTTACAATTACTGAAGTGGTATTTTGGACATAACCCGCACCACCAGTGAGAACTACAACATTAGTAATTTTTCCACCACTAACAATCGCTCTAAGTTTTGCTCCAACACCCTCACCCTCAACTTTGAGATCTGGCGCAGATGAATACTCACTACCAGGATTAGTGACCTGTACAGAAACAACTTTCCCACCAGAGATTAATGGTTTTAACTCTGCATTCTTACCATTTTTAATCTTGATGTCTGGTTTTTTGTGGAAGTTCAGGATTGTTGATCCATAACCTGTTCCAGTCTCATACAAGTAAAGATCAACAATCTCACCTCTTACTGATGGAGTTGCTGTGATAACTCCAGATACACCATCAAACTCCGCATTAACTGTAATTGTTACTGGAGGATAAGCAAAGTTTTGAATACCAGTTCCTACACCAGTAATGTTTACATGCTGTCTCTTAGTGTAATCAGTTGTATTTGTTCCACCAACTCCAGCATTTGCAAGTCTGAAAGAGTGATCGTCAATCTTCAATACTTGATACTGCACACTGGTGGTCAATCCAGTTACAGCAGTATTATCTGTTGTATAGAGTAACTTATCTCCATCTGAGAATCCATGATTGTTAAAAGTGATTGAGTCACTAACAGAGGAAATATTTTCAGACTTGACCTTTAGTTGTCTGTTCTCATACCCACTTCCAGGGTTAACAACTTTAATTGCACTAATATTTTTCTTACCATCAAATAATCTAAATTTATGAATACCTTGAGAAAAAGTGGTAAATCCTACTGTGCTAATACCACTTGAGTAATTCTCAAAGGTTTCATACAACTTAATTGTTGTTGTGTTGACAACTTGAGCAAAGTATACAGACCCACTCGCCAATGCTTTGTCTTGGTGAGTGTTTGAACCACCAAAGGTTCCAATTCCAATCGCATTATTACCATTTCTGCTATAGACAATAGCATCACCATTTCTCAGATTGTGTGGTTTATCAAAAGTAATAGTATCATCACTATTATTAACACTACCTCCACCAGAAGTTGAACGAGCATCAAACTCAATCTCACGATACCTGGTTTCTAAAATTGGTTGCAGAACTGCACCAGATCCATTGCCGCCATCAATAGTGATAGAAGTAACATCTACCAAATCAAAATCTTGTGGGTCAATTTGTACTTCAGTTACACTACCACGAACTACAGGTCTTACAAGAGCAGTGGTATAGGCAGCTCCAGGAGAACCGATTTCAATGGTTGGTGGATTGATTACATCATAATTTTTACCACCATTGTAAAGTCTTACATTTTTAATTGGACCAAAGTAAATCTTATCATTTGACTTATAGTTTACAACTTCAGTGCCATTAACTAACATTCCTGTGGATCCAGGAATAGTTGATGTTCCTTTACCGTCCTTGATATTTCTAACGATTGGGAATTTTTTCAGCAATTGTTGGGGATAAATTGCCTCACTCTTTTGACTTGCAAGAACAAATTTATGTGTACCTGCCCCAGCAGACGTAAACTCTAAAGAAGATCCTCCCTCAATTAAAGACCTAGAAGCAAAGAGTTTAATTTGATTGGATGTGGACAGCACCTTAACGAAGTAAACGCCCTCAGAGAGTCCTACAAGCGTGTCTGAGGATGCTTTATAGAAGACTTCATCACCAGTTACGAAGGGAACTGGTGATGCAAAAGAGATAATGCTGTATTTTTGTGTTGACGTACTAAATCCTTGAAGAGCACTGCCAGCAGCAGACGCAAGAGTTGCACTCAGAGCAGTTTCACTAATGTCATATGAAGGTAAAGAGTTTGAAGCAACGTATGCATGGGTTTCGTCAGTATATACATTCTGAACATCACTGGTGATGGTATTGTCGCCATAGAACAATGAAGTACCGCTACTGGTAGCGGTTTCAACTTTTCTCCTAATTGTGTAGATTGTTGTGGAATTAGCAGTAAATCCTACAAGGTTGTTGAGGGTGATTTGCTTGTTTACAGCACTAACTGTAGCGACTACAGCGTTCGCATGGAGAACAGTTTCCGTGGATCCACTTAGAATATCTACAGTATCTCCGACTTTAAGACTAGATTCATCAATTTCACTCTTCAATTGAACTGTGGCACCATTGATGCTCTCTACATCAAATCTACAACTTGTGTTGTAAATCCAACTATTAGCAAATATTTGCTTATCAGTCTTATTCAGTTCTGGATTTTTGATTCTCTCACCAATATTTTTGACAAATATCTTTTGACCCTCATTAGAAAGTAAAATGTCATTCGTCGCTTTAAACTTAGAAAGAACACCACCAATACGAACTTCTACTTTCTTGGAAATATTACCATCTTCATAACCAATGTAGACTTCATCAGTTCTAAGTTCGGTTGATGGGGGAATTGCAGTGCCAATTCCACTACATCCAAGAAACTGGTTTACAGTTTTATCTGTATATTCAATTGTATTTCTTCCAGAAACAATCTTTCCAGTCTGAGCAAACCCGACTGTAGAATCAACAGTTACTACAGAAGCACCAACACTGACTGTGTTTACTACTCTGGTAGCAGGTTGTACTTTAAATGTTCCCTCAATGAGATCTCTATCATCAAAACCTACAAACAATCCGAGTTTATAGTATGTACTGATTCCAGAACGTGTGAAAATTTCTACTTCTGATACTGAAGCTTGAGTTGCACTATCAGTAGATTTTCTGATTGTTTGCCCAACTAACTTGTTTGGATCACCAGAAACTCTCTCAACAACAACCTCTTCTCTTCTTCTAAACTTTGCTGTTGATGGTTTTACCAGATAATCTTCTAAATCAATTATCTTTGGATCAACACCATAAAGAACTTTAAAGAGAATCTTGAAAGAATCCTCTGTTCCTTTTGATTCGTATAAACTTCTTATCTCCTTGACAAAGTTATTAACATCTAAATCATCTACAAAATCAACATCTTCAAGACCAGGAGCAAAAGAATACTTTAACTTTCTATAAAACTCCTTAAGGAAAAGGGCACTAAGGTTCTGTACCGTAGAACCATTGGCGTGAACCTGCTCAGAGGTGTCGCTGAATACTAATTCTTCTGGATCAAGAGAAGAACGATAAGAAGAAATACCACTAAAACCTCTAATACATCCTGTAAAAGAGGTTGCAGTTTTTCCAGTATATGTTATAATTTCATCACCAATCTTAAACAGACCATACTCATCAGGAAATCCTTTGGTTGTAGAAACCTGAACTGTATCAGCAGTAGAGGAAATACCAGCAGTCAAACTGGTGTATCCAGTGACAACCTCTGGTGTAAGGTTGTCAAATTTGAGATACTGGTCTAAGTTCTCAACAATATCAGTAGCACCGCCCTGATGTTCTTGAGAAATATAATATTGCTTCAGAAAGTCAATAGATTTTGGACTTTCGGATCTAAGAAATTCGGGTAACTGACTTTCAATTACTTGTTGAACTTTTACCCTTCTTTCAAATCCTGTTTGTATCATTCTTATCCTCTCTTAAGTTCTCCGTTTAGATAACTTGAAGTAACTTTATAACCGACGCCAGAGATCTGTTCGCCAGATGTAATAGTATCTTTAATCATATTTATCTCACTATCAGCAACCGAGAAAGATAGATAAAGGTCTTTCAAACCTATAACATCGTTTGAATCAGGGACTGCCTGAATCTCAACAATATTATTTTCTTTAACTGTAGAGGAGAATGTGATCGTATTCAGTAATATCTCACCCTTCACATAATCAACTGTTCCTGCTGACTTGATTACAACCTCATATTCACCTTTATCATTGCTTTCTTTAACTACAGAAATAACTCCTTTACCATTTTCTCCTGGAGTATCAGTAAAATAGAATGTTCCACTTTTTCCAGAGAGTCCAAATCCTGTACTCTTGATGTTAAATCCATTTTTATCCATACGGAACTTATTTCCGTAGCAAAGTTCATACTGTGCAGAAGTATTGATCAATGTTTTCAAATTTCTTCTAATTCTAACTCTTGTGATGTTAGAAGTAATAGCACTATCAGTACTATCAATGGTTTGACACAATTTACTGTATTTGAAGCGTCCACCAAACTGATTAATATTTGCTGTGGCAAAAGTATTCAGTGTTGACGAAACTTTTGACTTCAAATCGTTGACATTTGATACTTTTGCGTTGTTATAGTAGACTGCAGAGTCAATTTCAACAAAAAGTACCTTTAGATCAACGATTTTTTGGTTTATACCCGATAAAGAGTAATTTTTGAGTTTTGTAGCGATAGATTCTTTGTCAAAATCTGAAACAAAGTCGCCATTTTTGGGTTTGATGCTAATAATTACGTTTCCGAACTCCGGTGGATCCAATTCTTCACCACCAACAACCGAAACGGACTCAGTATTTGGGTAAATTGACTGAATTATCGCCTCATAATCACGAGCAGTGACTGCACGATACTGTGAGGAGTAAATTCTTGGTGCAAAATACTTAATTGAGTCAATACTTTCAATTTCTCCACCATTTTGTGCCTTTGAAGTGGTTGAAATCGTGACATCACTACTTGGAACAATCACATTTCCAAGATTATCTGTAACTCTTCCAGAATATGCAAAATTTTTCGCTCCATTTCCATCAATACCGTCTGTAGTGATGTAAGAAACGGTAATTATCGACCCATTTTCTAATTTTTTACCAAAATATCCGTCACCAAAGAGAAGTTCATACCTTTCATCTTGAACTTCTTGTAAAAGATAGATTTCAGAGTTCTTATTCAGGTTTAAAATGTTCTGGGCAAGCTCATATTCTCTTCCTTCACCAGAATCAGATGCTCCCTTGACTTTTACAACGATTGTTGAAGTATCAATGAAGGGATTTTGTAAAATAAAGCGTTGATCTAACGATCCATCAACAACAAATTGTTTTTTTAAGTAAGTTCCTTGGCAAACATCAAGGTCATTAAACTTAGCAGTTCCAGAATTGATAGTAGTGGTGACATTTTCTGGAACTGAGAAGACAAATTGACTCTCATTAACGCTTCCTACGCATACCAGACCCGCCTCTAAGGTCATTGTAGGTGATGTGCTTGTGGTTTGTACCGTCAGATTAACACGCGCCTTAGCGGCGCTTCTGGAGCGAGGTACATAACCAATATTTCTTGCCAAAGAAACAACATTTTCTCTCAAAGTTGCCGAATCCAAGAAGGATTCGTTCACAATCATGTTTGAGTTATAGGCAGTAATGTAAGTATTATACGCTAACGTGTCAATTAAAACAGAAAAATTAGATCCCTCAAAATCAAAGTCCGTAAACGTAGAGTTTGCACGGAGATAGTCTTTGATTTGGGACCTAATTTGGTCAAAATCTAGATTTGTAAATTTAGTAAAAGGCATATTACCTTGTTGCCTCTAGCAAAAATGAAAATTCTTGAGTAGGAAAGTCCTGACCAACAATATCATAAAAGATAGTAACATTAAATGTGTTATTATCTGGTTGAGGATCTACATCAACCTGCACATTTGCAACTCTAGGTTCAAAATTATCAATTGTGGTGATGATTTGCTCTTCAATTACACTCGCAGTGGCAAAATCAACGAAATCAAAAAGACTTGCCCGCACATCAGACCCTAAGATTGGTTGAAAAAACCTTTCTGTAGGGATCGTCTGCACTAAATTTTGAACAGATCGCGTGATTGCTCTTGCGTTCTTCAAAATTGGCAAGTCTTTTGTCACAGGATGTGGGTCAAAAGACAGACTTATGTCTCTAAATGCTCTTGATTCCCGTGAAATTGCCATTGATCAGTAGTTTTCTTGACTTTATTTATGGCAGCAGGGTCACCATAAACTTCTTGAATCACTCTTTCCTCTGGATCTTCGGTTTTATGTGGCTTGGACCA